CAGAATTTGAAGGTGGTGATTTAGAATTAACGGGACCTGGAAAAATTGCAGAGTTAAAACAAGGACATGCAATATTATTTGCATCATTTTTAACTCATAGAGTAGCACCGGTTACACGTGGCGTTAGACAATCTCTTGTAGTTTGGTTTGGAGGTAAACCATTTAGATGATGTTTGCAGAACAATTTTTTCCAACTACTATATACGGTAAAGATATAAAATTAGATAATCAACAATTAGCTAATGAAATTATTGCTTGGTCTAAACAAGACTCAGGTGTTAAAAAAACAAATATGAATGGTTGGCATAGCCAAACTAATATGCATACTTTTCCACAATTTAAACCTTTAATTGATGAATTGTTTTTGATGCAAGAAGAAATATACAAAGAAGAATGGTTAGATAGAAAACCAAAATTAGGTAATATGTGGGCTAATATAAATTATCCAGGTGGGTATAACAGACCACACGTGCATCCCAATAGTTTATTCAGTGGTGTGTATTATGTAAAAACACCATCTAATTGTGGTAAAATAGTTTTTAATGATCCAAGACCAGGAATACAAACAAACATGCCTACAAGAATACAAGGCCAACCACCAAAACATCTGTGGAGAGAAGTTCATTTAGATACTAATGAAGGTAGATTAATTATGTTTCCTGCATGGTTATGGCATGGTGTTGAACCCAATCAATCAAATGATATAAGAATATCAGTAAGTTTTAATTTTATACAAGATGGCTTTTAATAAATATCACGTAATTAAAAATGCAATAAGCTACGAGATAGCTAATTTTGTATTTAACTATTTTTTACTTAAACGTGATGCTGTTGAGTTTATGTATAAAAATAATATAATTTACGACAATAACATGTTAGGCACTTGGACAGACACACAGATTCCAAACACATATTCTCATTATGCAGATCCTGTAATGGAAACTTTACTAGTTAAAGTATTACCTAGAATGCAACAGGAAACAGGTTTAGATTTAATTCCGACCTATTCATATGCTAGATTATATAAGAATGGAGACATTTTACATAGACATAAGGACAGACCATCTTGTGAGATATCTACCACTATTAATTTAGGTGGTGATCCATGGCCTATATTTATTAATCCTGATCCAAACGCCGGGCACGTTTACGGTCCGAAAGTAGGAGAACATAAAGTACAAAAATATAAACCCACCAACGACGAAGGCGTAAAAGTCTTACTTGAAGTAGGTGATATGCTAGTGTATAGTGGCTGTGATCTTGAACATTGGCGAGAGCCTTTTGACGGGAACATTTGCGGCCAGGTATTTCTACATTATAATCATGTAAATGGTC